AGTCTAGCATCTGGATGCAAAGCTTGATTCTGCCTTTGTAGATAAAATTGATGATACGCACCGAATGCACCATTAAAAAACTCAGCCATTCTATTTATCTGGTCACCATCAATTAAAAACTCTTGTGTAACTTTACCTACAAGATGTTCAGAATGATCTAATGCTTTATCTTTCTTCTGTTGCATTTTTGCATCAACATACATATTTAAAGATTTAATAATTTTTTCAGGTAATCTTGAATAAACTATATGTGGTCCGAAAGGCAAAAACATTTTATGCCCTTCTTGCATATCTTTAAACTCTAAAGGTTTTTTAATAGCAACCATATCATTTGTTCCTTGCTTTGAATAAACGATTCCCAAACCAGAAGCTAATAATGGCAGCAAAGATGGTTTTTGATTCCTCATCCCAGGCAGCTAGTATAGCAGGCAGTAAGTCTTCTCCGCCTTGTGTAGCTAACAGTACATAAGTAATTTTAACAAATGCAAATATACTAAAGAAAGCATATGTTATAACTGGTCGCACTGATGCTTGTAAAGCAGATATAAATGTAGATTTATTTGCTTGAGCTAGTGACTCAGCATGTTTATATAAGCCTTTTACTTCTTCTATATCTGCTTCTGCATCTAGTTCTTTTAATTTTAATTTACTTAGTTCTGAAGCGTATTTAGCTTTAGCTTCAAGCATAAGTAGTTCTTGTTTATTAGCTTGTTTCTTTTCAAAAAAACCCATTACTGAGGGAAGGAAAGAAGTTCCAAACCCCAGTACTGATCCAAGTAACGACAACATTATTTATCTTCTTCTGGTGTAAGATTAACTGCAGGAAGTTGTCTAAGTTTTTCCATAGTTTGAAACACAGTTTTATAGTTTAGTTGTCCTAAGATATTAATTATCTCATTAAGTAGTGCTATATCAACTACGTAATGCTGAGGTACATTAGGGGTATCTTCAGCTTCAGGTTGTACGTCAGTAAATGCTTCATTCACATCAGGGGTATTCGGATCATCTGCAATAAATTTTCCGTCTTCAGTTCTTGCACGCTTTTTAGTCATATTATTCTCCATCAAATTGAACATCAAAATCAAGGTGAGGTAAGTCCTCATCTTCGTGAATACTTTTCTTATTTATATCTATACTGTCGAAAACAAAACCTGCTGTCCTTAGTATAGTATCTAGATGAAAAACTACATCCTCTAGATTAGAGCACGCAAAAGTGTAACGTGCATTAAAGTCATACGATGTACCTGAGTCATCTTTTATTTTTATTTCAAAGTGTGTCATTATGTTATATCCACTATTTCACAAGAATCAGCACTACAGGCTAACTCTTGGCCTCCTCTTGTGCTATCTTCTTTTTCTAACTCAGAAAGATCTTGCCAATTTATATTAGTAGGCATTCTTTTTTTGAGATCAAGGTACTCTTTTTTAGAGCACTCCTGGTAGGGAGCTTGTTTATATGTATGATCAGAGTGAGGTAAAAAAGATATACCTGCAACATCATCAAAATTTTCATATACCCATGCACCTACGTCTAACCATTCATCTTCTTTAACTGTTATAGTAACAGATGGTTTATGTTCACACCAATTCTTTTGATATTTAAGCCAAAGATTTAATTGTTCTATAGCACCTGTATCATTACGTGTTACTGCTTTACTTGGTGACTTTACAGGGAAACTAAACACTACAGTGCTATCTGGCTGCATAATATCATCTTCTACAGGAACACCTACAGATTGCATAAACTGTGTTAAAGGATCTTTTTTATCTCCTCTAACAGTTCTAATGTAGTATTCAGAATGTCTTGCATGTATTCCAGAAGCTGAGTCTACAAGTTGAGAAACAGTACCAGAAGGTTTTACACAAGTTATAGCAGTTGACTGAGGTATGCCTAATTGTTTTGATAAGCCTAAATTTGTATATACTGCTACGTCTTTTAATTGAGAAAGTAACTCAGATAAGTACCCTGCAGATGCACTGTTTAGTAAAGCATTATCCATAATACCTGTTAAAGAAACACCTAATAATCTTTCTTCTTCTGTATTATCTTTCCATATTTTTCTAAGGTATTTTAAATCAGTTAAAGTAGATTGTATTGTACCGAGTATAGTAGCTAGTCCAATCTTTCTTTCAAGATCCTCTATAGTATCTTCTGCTCTTACAACTACTTCTGTAAGATTACAAAACTGATAAGGTCTTAATATAATCTCACTACAAGGATTAGTACCAAAGTCATGCTCCGAATCTCTTCTACCATTCTCTAATGATTTTTCTACAGCAGATTGTCTGTTATATATACCACGTTCACCTGACTTAGAGTTGTATAAAGTAAGCCACTCTCTCATAAAAATTCCTATAGGTGGTTTTTCTTTATAACATACTGAGTTATTAGCTAATGCTCTTTGGCCTTCATTATTCCACCACTCACCAGACTTAGCTAATGCCATCTCCTGGTCTTGTAGATCAGATAAACTAATAAGTGCGGAACGTCTTACACCACCTACTACTACTACTGAGCCTATCTTACACATAAGATCATGGCATTCTATAGACTTTAGTTGTCTTCCTGTAGCACCTTTAAATATACCTACAGTAAATCTAAATAGATCATCTAATGGATCAGGACCACTTGATCTACCACCAAATGTTTTAAGTCTTGCACCTGCAGGTCTTAGTTTAGATAAGTCCCAACTAGGTATTTGACCAGAGTATAATAAATGTATTAATTCTTTATACCCTTTAGCCCAACCTGCTTTGCTATCTCCTACAACTATAGTAGTTTCACTTTCTTCTAAGGATTCATTAATTACAGGTAATTGCTTTGTGTACTTTCTTTCAACAGAAAAACCTACACCTGTACCACACATAAGTATATAAAGACATTCATCAAAAGATCTTACACTATCTACAGGTAAGTAAGAACAATTATATGCAGCTACATGACATCTTTCTAAAGCAACACCTGCTGTCATTAGTGCTCTCATAGAAGGCATAATCTCTAGATTAAGAACAGCACTTTGCAATTCTTTTCTTTTTTCTACAGACAAACTAAAGTTATGATTATCTTTAGTATGTTTTTCTAAGTAATCAAAATATCTACCTACTGTTTCTTCCCAGGTTTCTCTTCTGTTTTCTTCTTCAATCCATCTAGCATATCTAGATACATGTATAAAGCTTTGATAATCTGTAGGTAAACTTACAGTATTACGACCTGTTAAATCATATGTTGCCATTTTTCTTTCCTATTAGTTTTTCTTTGTTTTTAAAATAAGAAGCATTCCAACCTCTTTGCCATTCTTTGTGGCGTACATTGTGTTCTCCATAAGGATTTTTTAAAATCCCTCTGATAAAAGCTCTAAAGCCTTCATCGAATTGGATACGAAGGGGAGGCCATGGACCTCTTCGAGGTTTTGAGTACTTCGACCTCGATCCCTTCGATGTCGTAGAACGTGTCTCGTATGATTTGTTCGACCTCATCTCTTACATCTCCATCTATAGGTAGTGGGTATTCTTCTGGGTTAATTTCTAAGCTAATCGTTAAGTTTAATCTCATTTTTTAAATCTGATTCCAAGCGGACATCACTAATAAGTTTGTCCAGATACCAACGTGCTTTTAGTAAATCTTCTAATGCACGATCCTTATAGGTATATCTCCAGATGTATTTAAGGATTGCTCCTTTTAAATACCCTCGAAATTCTTTTGCAGACATAGATGCTTCAATAGCTTCTATTGCTTCTACTTTGCCATTGTTATAATGAGATGGATAATTTACAGGATCATTATCTTTAGTCATCATTATTCCATTTGTTTAAATATATTATATTATCTTTATTACTTACTTCTTCTTTGTCTGGGCTGCCACTAAGAATGTTATAAAAATGTGAGGTATACTCAATAACTTCTTCATGATCGCTACCATAACTAAAGCCAACCATAGCACGAGCCAAGTCACTAATTGCACTAACAACATCATACTCATCATTGTGTTTTTTAGGAAAATGGATATTGGTAGAATGATTCCAATCCCCTTCGCTATCTTTCTTAGGTTTAAGTAAGATAACAACTTCTTCATCGTCAACTTCTAGTATTCTTTTCATTAGAAACCTCTTCTTCATTAGTGTAGTAGAACCATCTAGGCTCTCTTGCAGAAGATGCTTCTTGAGGTTTGTATTCTAAATTAGGCCAACAGCTAAACTTATAATCACACCAGTAACACTCTTCACCTAATACTCTTTTTCCTGTAGGTACTTTACGAAACTTTTCTTCAATAGATTCAAAGCACCTTTTAAAAGGAAGATCTTTACTTAGTTTGTCTACCTTATCTAGAGCGTCATCTATAGACTCTTGTACTTCTTCTTTAGTAGACTCATCTTGTAGGTAAGATATCTCACCACTAGATTTATTAACTGCCCACCAACCACCTACTTTCTTTTTAGCACCTTTAGAATAGAGATGTAATTGTGTTAGATAACCAAAGCTATCGTGGGATTTAAGACCATCAAAGGTTAAGAATTTATTTCTAAATGCCCAGGGGCTACAGGATTTAATGTCATCTACTTTATCATCAACATATAGATCTGTCTCTCCTGACATAGTTTCTGTAATATCTATTTTAGTACCTTCTTTGTAGTCTACTCCAGATGATTTTAATACAGCTTTTAAAATAGCTTCTACTGCATCACCAAAAGTTACAATCATTTTAAATGTGTAGGACTTATCTTCTGCCCTAGCACCTGACTTTGCTAATTGTAATTGACATAAAGGTTTACCTAAATTAGAAGGTCTTGGTTTAAAAGAAAAATCTTGAGGAGTAAATTGTTTTTTTAGAGCAGTTCTAAAGTCTTCTACTGCTTCATCAATAATTTCCTCAGACATGGTTACCTCTCCTCTATTAGCAGACTCAAGGTAAGCTATTACTCTAGCTAGATTATCATCCATTACTCAGGCAGCACTTCGCTAACTTCAATAAAATCAGTATCAACAACAGATGAATCTACATCATTTGTGTATCGTTTAGCTTCGTAAGACCTGGCACGAATGTTATCATTATGGTTAGTTACATACGTTAGGAAAGCTCTATTAGTTTCCATATCTACATCAGTAAAAGGAACAGCTTCTGATGTTATAGTAGGTGTTACTACATACCAAGAGATAGCACCAGATTGTTCTAATTGAAAATTAAATTTACATTCATGTTTAAAAGGCATCTTTTTAGTTTTATAAAACTGTGACATAACATCACCAAAGTTTTTATATGTTCCTCTATTAGAGATCTGAAACATAACAGGCAGGTCACTAAAACTTACAGGATCTTTAACACCATCTACAAAACCATTCTCTACTCGGAGCATACCAAATACAACACGATATCTTTTAGCACCTCTCCACC